TTGTAGGGGAGAGACGGATAGCTTGCCATCCGAGTGATTGTTGTGCGTTCCCAGTTGCGGCTGTGCTTAAATCGCCCGGCCTTGTCGATCTGCCAGATGAGTGCGCCGTACTCGTGCTGGTTGCGTTGCGGCAACGCACTTGTGAATCTCCCCCGCTCGTCTCGACCCTGCCTGCCGTTTCCACGCTGGCGCAGGTACGCATTGCGCGCAGCCCCGACGCCGATCCTCCAAGCGGTTTGCTTGACCGTGCCGCCGAACTGGTGCAGCTGCGCCAGCCAGGGTCGCGTCTTGTACGTTCCGATCACGGCTGTCATTCGGGCAGGATCAAAGAAGTTTACAATGTCGTTGTAGATAAACTTCCTTGGCGCCCACGACTTAATCGGTTGGCCCGCCGGCCGAGGCTCGCCGGCAGAGTAGCCGGTGATGTCTAGGTACAGCCCGCCCACGAACTCAGTCGGTTTGCCACGCCCGAGCCTCTTGCGTGAGGCTGCGCTGACCTTGCCCTTGCCACGCCCGATGCCAGCCTTGGCTTCCTGCTTGATGTCCTTGCCGAGCATCGACAGAACGCGAGCGTTCATTTTGCCGATCATCCGGCTGACTTTCGGCTTGTCGAAGAAGCTCCCGCGAATGCTCGCCCGCAGCCTCAGCCGCCCGAGCGTATCGCCTGACATCTCACGGCGATTGCCGCCGACCATGCCGGGACGGATAAATGCACGGCTCATGCCAGAAAGCATTGACGGCATAGCCACCTCCTACGGTGCAGGCGTCGGCAGCGTGTTGCTTTCAAACACCCGGTACGTCGCCGTGATCACAGCCCGCCAGACGTTCCGCTCAGTCAGTGCGTCGTCGGGATTCAGGTCAATGCTGACCGTCTGCGGGCTCGTGACGCCAGCCGGCCACGTGACGCCAGCGCCAAACGAATGAGCACGCACCTGGAGCATGACGCTGTCTGCTAGGTCGAGCATGCCATCAACCTCTGCATCAGTGCTCACATGCCGCCCGACGAACACAGACACCGTGTAGTCCACCTGCATCACCTGCCGGCTGATGCGAGTGACGTCAGCATTGCCGGGAACGACGAACACGCGAGGCGATGCCATTGCATCGACGTCCACGTTCGCCCAGTTCTTACGCTCCACGACCGTGGACGTGATGCCCCACGTCACGGACTGCAAGCCAGTGGCGAGGCTGTCGGCGAGTGCTCGAAGTGTGCTGCTCATGTATCACCCAAAAGCGTTGACAATCGCCCGACCAATCGCCCACCGAATCGCGGCCTGCCCAGCCCGTGCCGCGATCACGCCAGCGGCGAGCGCGGCGGTGACGAGAGCGGCGAGGTAGATGGCGTCACGCATCAGACGTTCCTGCCAAGTGCCGTCTGGAACGCCTGCACGGCGGCATTGACGGCAGTCACTTCCGAGCCAGACAGAGATTCCGACAGAAACACAAATGACTGCTCGCGGTTTGAGTGCAAGCTCGGTCCGTCGGAGTGGTTCTGTGCGCCGATGTAGAGCGCGCGATTTGGCAGGTCGGTGGTGATGTCCGACGATGTCCCGGACGCAACCGAATTGCCGTTCCGGTAGACCGTCATCAGCGAAGTGCTTGTCCGCGAGACGACATGGAACCCAATGACACTACCGACGGTCGACGTGGCAACTGTTACGCGATTCCGCCAGTCGTAGTACGAATTGCCGTCGGTTGATCCGATATGCTGGAGAAATCGGTTGCTTGTTGGGTCCGAGAAAAACTGTGCGCCCATGTCCACTCGATACCCAGTCGAAGATGCTGGGTTGGTGCGCAGATACAGGCCGTATGCGCCTGTGTAGTCGCTAAAAAACGTGGATGGCACGGCGAACGTGTTGGCGTACGCTGTGCTGCCATCTGGAGTGACCCCCGTTGCGGAGTGCGTCCAGTTGCCTGAAAACGCCAGCCGATAGGCGGCGTCCAAGTCTCGCGGGTCTTTGAGGTTCCATTTGTGAGTCGATGCCGTGCCGCCGATGAACGGGTAAATCGCGCGCATTTTTGACCAGACGCCCGCGCTCTTCAGCGATCCGACGAGCGTCCCTATAGCAGATGACTGTGTTGCGTCCGTGATGCCCGCCGCTGTCAGGAACGCAGTGGCGTCAGAGTCCCACGTACTCAACGCCGCCCGCAGCCACGTATTCGCCGCCGTGCAAACGTAGAAATAGCCAGACGAGTCGTAGCTGATCTGCCCAGCCGTCCCCGTCGCCGTCGCGGAGGCTGGCACGCTCGACCATGTGAGGCCAGAGCCTCCGCCGCCCGAGCCGGTGACGGTGACGGGCAGGGTCTGCGCCGCCGTGTACGCGCCAGTGCCCAGCGCAGCCGCCGGTGGCGTGAAGTTGGCCGTATACCTCGCCGTGCCCTTTGTCACTCGCAGGTCGTCCAGTCGGCCGTTCAACGAGAACAGGTACGGCGAGGCGTTCAGTTGCCCGATCCACAGGTCCGTCGTCGCTCCGGGGCTCATGTCGTCGCTGTTGTTTACGGTCGATCCAACCTGCACGCCATCAACAAACGCGCGGATGCTGCTGCCCGAGCGAGTGACAGCGACGTGATGCCACTGGTTGAGGTTGAACGTCGCGGACCAGTTCAGGTCGGTCGTGCCCGTGTAGACGTTGATGGTGTTGAAAGCGGTGGAAGTGCCGTTGATCCGCAACTGCCAGCCTTGATTCCCGCCCTGCCCGGTGGGGTAGGTCGCCATCAGGCAGGCACCGTATGCGCCGTCAAATGACGCCGATGCAGCGTTGAAATACACCCACGCCTCCAGCGTGAAATCACCGGGGAAGGCAAACGCCGAGCTACCAGCCACCCGCAGATAGTCGCCGCTGCCGTCAAACGCGAGCGAGTTGACCCCGTACTTCGCCGTGCCAGTCGCCGCAGCGTTGCCGTAGGCCGTGACCGTGCGAGCGTAGCTTGACGAGTCCGTGAGGTCATCGCCCTTGAGCAGCAGAGCCGTGTTTGCCCAATACTGATCCCCACTCGCCGGTATCGTCACGCTGCCAGAGAGCGAGCCACCAGAGCCGCCGCCACCACCACTCCCGCCGAGCGTCACGCTGACGATGTTGCCGCTGGCATCCTTTGTGAACGCTTTGCCGTCCACCCAGTTGATCGCCAGCTCGTGCGTGTCAAGGTCGCTCGTGAGCGGCACGGAGTTGGCGGTGTACGAACGCTTGGGTTTGATGCGATTGGGCATGGTTCACCTCAAGAGACTGTAAGTGTGGCGGCGGCGCTGGTGACGCTGGCGGCGCCGGCGGCTGATACAACCACGCGGAAAAGGTCGCCATTGTCGGCGGAAGTTGTCAAACCCGTCAGAGCAAGCGTGGAGGAGGTAGCGCCCGAGACGTTTTCGAACGCGGAGTTGGCTAAGACTGTCATGGTCACTGCTGTGTGTGTCGATCCTGTGGCGACGAACGTGCCATTGCCGTAGGCGACCTGCCACCACGCCGAAAAATTATTTAGCGACCTTTCAGTCCAAGTAATGCCGTCCTCGCTTGTGGCTGCGGCGGTGCTACTGGTAACTACGGCAACAAACGTGCCATTGCCGTAGGCGACGCTTTGCCATCCTGCGCTGCCTGGCAGTGTCCTCTGAGTCCAAGTGATGCCGTCTGGGCTTGACGCGGCGATCGCGCTGCCATAGCCAACGGTGACAAACACGCCACCACCGTAGGCAACACCGCGCCATCCTGTGCTGGCAGGCAGTGTCCTCTGCGTCCAAGTGATGCCGTCTGAACTTGTCGCTGCGATTGAGCCGCCCGAGGCCACGGCGACAAACGTGCCATTGCCATAAGCAACGCTTTGCCAGCTTGCGCTGGCAGGCAGTGTCCTCTGCGTCCAAGTGATGCCGTCTGGGCTTGTCAATGCGACTGCGCCATCAGTAGCCACGGCGACAAACGTGCCGTTGCCGTAGGCAACGCTCAAATAAATTCCAAACGCGGGAATGGACCTGTTCGTCCAAGTGATGCCGTCTGCGCTGCTCGCCGCGCGGTTGTTAGCCAAAGCGACAAACGTGCCATTGCCGTATGTGACGCTATACCAATCTCCGCTAGTAGGCAGTATCCTCTGAGTCCAAGTGATGCCGTCTGGGCTCGTCGCTGCGGTCGCGCCGCCCGTAGCCAAGGTAACAAAAGTTCCGTTGCCGTATGTGACGCTATACCAATCTCCGCTAGTAGGCAGCGTTCTCGGCGTCGCAGAAAAACCGCCCCTGTCGCTTTTTTGCCACTGGTACGAAAGCGTGCCGCTCGGCTCAACCACGGCAGTAGTTGAAAACGTCGCGTTGCCGCCGCTTGCAGTTTTGTTCGTTGGCGGCGACGTGATCGTGATTGAAGCAGAGAACCCGCTGTTGCCGAAAAAGAACCCGCCATCCAGCGCATCGTTCGCCCCAATTCCACCGCTGCTCGTCGAGGCAATAGTGAGCGTCGAGCCGCTTGGCGTGATCGTGATGTTGCTGCCAGCGGCAAGCGTCAGCCCGCCCGTGAGGTTGTTGAGCGAGGTCACGTATGGGTGGTTGTGCGCCGCAGCAGCCGCCCCCAGCGTGGATAGGGACGGCAGCAGATGGACGTGGTCGGCCCTGGCTGCGAGGTTCGACGAGCCTGCCGCAGCCGTGCCGAGATTTGACGGCGTGGCGTCGGAGAGCGTGGCACCTGAGCCGCCGCCAGAGCCAGCCGCACCCTGCGGGATGCCAAACGCCAGGGCGACGTTCGCGCCACCGTTGCTCGTCGTCGCCGTGACTGTGGCATCGGAGCCAGCGGAGAGCGTCGTGGCGGAAGCTGAGAACGTCGGCGTAATGCCGTTGGTTCCGTTCGTCCCCGGCGTGCCAGCGGGAACCCCGAACGCCAGCGTCAGCGTCGATCCGTTCGCCGTGCCGCTCACGGTCGCATTGCTGCCAGCGGCAAGTGTGGTCGTATTCCCTACGACCACATTCGTCGCCGGGCCGGCGGGGATGCCGATGTCGAGCTTGGCAGCGTATGCCGTGCCTGCGTCGTTCTTCACATACGCAGGTGTGCCCGCAGCGAGCGTTGTCGTGCTGTTGATCGTCAGCGTGCCGCTCACGACCGTGGCGTTGCCAGGCGAGATCGTGCCGAGCGAAACATTGACCGCACCGCCATTGCCGACCGTCGCATTGACCGTCGATCCGTTTGACACGGAGACGTTCGCTGCACCGGCGTTCGTAACTGTGACGTTGATGACGCTCATGGAGCCTTCGGGATGAAGTCACCGCTGACGACCGTACGAGTCACGCCGGCAGGAGTCACGTAGCGAACCCAGTGCCGATAGCGAATGGCTGGCGATAGCGTGATTGTCTGCGCCTCGCTCGCACCCCACGACAGAGTGCCGGCGGCAGCATTCACTACCGTGATGGTTGGCGTGATCGCCGTGGCACCGACCGCATTGATCGTGCCGCCGCCACCACCGAAGAAGCCGTTGGTGGAGACGACGTAGACGCCAGCCGTGAACTGATAGCCCGTCACGTCCACGTCTAGGTCAAGCGTGAAGTTGACTTCGTCAGCGACCACGAACTCAACCGTTAGGTCGCCAGGAAGCTGAGAAAACGTCGGCATGCGTCACGTCCTTCGTTGCGGCATTGTCGCCGGATGTTCTTGTTTTCAGACCGGCTCGGTCAGTACGTGCCGCCGTCAAGCGTGCTGTTGGGATCGAGGTAATCAGTTCCGGCCACCGCTGCCGAAAAAGCGCTTGTGCCGTTCCCCTTGACCAACCCTGTCAGAGTGGTAGCTCCAGTGCCGCCGTGTGCAACAGCAACCGCAGTGCCCTGCCACGTTCCGCTAGAAATGGTGCCGACGCTCGTCAGGCTCGACGCAGTGACGCCAGACCCGAGCGTGGACGACGACAGGACAGACGTGCCGTTGATGTAGTACGCCTTGCCGCTGGCGACGTCGATGTGCTCGCTCGACGTCCAAGCGTCCGTGGCATCAACCCAGTTCCAAGTGTGGTCCGTGCTGCCCTTGACCGTGATGCCAGCACCATCGGCGGTCGTGTCGGTTGGATTTGTGACCTTCGCAAGCTCGATGTTTTTGTCAGCGACGGCCAGCGTCGTGCTGGAAATCGTCGTGGTCGTGCCGTTGACCGTGAGGTTGCCCGTGACCGTCAGGTTGCTGGAGATCGTGCCGCCCGTCAGGGGAAGGTAGTTCGCCAACTGCGACGAGACATCCACGGCAGCTACGGCAGAGTCCACGTAGCTTTTGGACGCATACACTGAAGGCCCACCGATTGCGATGACGCTGGTGCAAGACCCGCCAGCACCGCCCGTGCCAACGCCAATGAACAGCGTGCCGCCGCCGGCCACGCCTTCGCTATAGGAAAGCTCTGCGTTTTGCAGCGTCGTCGGTGCCGCCGATCCTGTGGACCGCTTGATGCGAATGGTGTTCGCCATGTCAGTAGTTGCCCCCGTCTAAGAGTTGTGGTTCGTTAATTGCCGTGACTTCAGTCCATGTGGTCAGGTTGGCGTTGAGCCGCCACGCCTTCTGTGCGTCGATCACCCAGACCAGCATCCCGGCTTCCCGCCGCAACTGCGGGATTCCGTCTCTCTCGCCCGCGTCGGCTACGCTGCGATAGCCGCCCTTGCCGTACAGAGCCTCGTGCGATGCGTGCGTATCTGTCGTGTCGAATGGCACGACCGGCGCGAGTACGTTGGTGCCCTTGATTTGCGTCATGTGACCACAAGGTTGACGGTGCCGGTGATCGGATACGTGGAGCGGTAAATGCCGTAACTCTGTGCCGCCTGCCCGGTGAACGTGATCGACCTGGTCGTGGTCTCCCACGCCGAGGACGTCAAGCCGCTGACGGCGAAGACAGGAACGCCGAAACTCGTCGGCAGAACGACGTAGATATACGCAGTCTGTGCGGTGATCGTGCGGGACTGTGCCCGAGAGCCGCCGAGGTCATTAGCGAGGCTTGCCGCGATCTGTTGGTCAGTGATGGTCGTGGCAGCAAACGAGCCCCAGAAGCGACGCCTGAGCGTCGGAGCGACCTGCGACGCCTCGGCAGTGGCAATCGTGTGAACTCGCACCGTCTGCCGGAATGCGTCGCCCCAATGAAACACCGGCACGCCTCGCGGGCTGGTCACTTCGTAGGTGACATCAACGCCGTTGAGCGTCTCCACAATCTTGTCGTGTCGCAGTGGTTCGCCAAACGGCAGCGAGCCAGCCTTGATAACGAAGTCCCGAGATTCCCACATCTCCACAACGCCGCTCGTGCCTTGCGACTCAAAGCGACTGGTGCCGATGGTTGCGAGAACACTGCCAAAGTCTGCGCCGCGAGAGTAGCGGACAGACCGCGACGCACCCGCCGACAACTGGCCGGCGAGCCATGCTGCACCGGTGGCGAGTAGATCGGACATAGGCACCTCTAACCACAAGACCGCCGGCGGCGCGGAAAGGATGAACGCTGCCGCCGGCGGCTTGCAGTGGGACGGGAATCAACCGACGTTGAGGATGACCATCACCGACGCATCGCCCGACGCAGCCGCAGCAGCGGCCTTGCCAGCCCGCTTGTGCGTGCTGGCAGTGGTGGTGACGACGCTGTTGGTGGCGTCCCAGTAAAGGAGCGCACCCTGCGAGACAGCGCCCGAAGCCTTGGCGATGCTCCACACGCCATCAACCGACACCGCACCCAGCGCGTTGGCGGCGATTGCACGAGGGGCCACGGTCACGAGATCAGCGAGAAGGACGACATCGCCAGCGGCAACAGCAGCCGAAGGCGTGTAGTCGATCAGACAGCCAGCCTGAGAATAAGAAGCCATTAGGATCACCTACTTTCTGGGAAATGGGTTTGTTTGGAATCATGCCGCCGGGCGGGCTTAGGCTCCCGCCCGGCGGTCACGGTTTGTCAGATCACGAAGCGTCAGCCTTCACGCCGGCGAGGTATTCGGCCTTCGCCACACCTACGTCGAAGTAACCCCGCATCTCGACACCCAAGACGTTGAAATTGGCTTCCGCCGTCTCAACGATGGGGGACTGGACGCCGTTGAGGAAAGCCACTTCCATCACCGGCAGATCAGCCGGAGACGCAAGCAGGTAGTAGTCCTCGGCACTCGACAGGTAGCTTGTCGAGACGACCTGATACCGACCGGCGAGCACGTTGCGATCCGGGGCAGCGGACGAACCGCCGACCAAGAGCGACGAGCCCATGATCTCAGCCGCAGCGAGTTCCAGATCAGCCGGAACGAGCAGCACGCGGGGATCGACAGCAACCGGGTTGCCGTCCGGGTCTTTCAGCTTGCGGAACATCGTGGCAATGGCCTTGAGGTTCGCGAGGGAGAGAGCACCGGCGGTGTTCTTCTTGTTGCCACGACCCGTGGTGAAGAACGTCGAATCGTCTTGGAACGAAGCCCAGAACAGATCGTTCAGAGCAAGAGCGCCGCCACGACCCAACCGCTGAGGCGCGGCAGTCAGGGCACCGAGGTCATCGTTGATCAGGTCAGTGCGAGTGACGCTGGTCATGATGCCGTAGGTCTCCGCCGAGATCGTCCGGCTCTCATCGCTGAAGCCAGAGTTCTTGATCTCGCCGCCGTTGGCGACCTTCTGGAACTTCATCCCGCCGTTGAGCCGGTAGCTCGTGACACTGCGGAAATCGTTCACGCTTCGCACAGACGAGATCGACCGCCACGAGCTCTCAACGCCGTTGAAGCCAGCGAGGAGGAACTTGTTCACGGTGCTCGACAGGATGCCGCTGATGCTGTGGGTCGCCCACGCAGCAGCGAGGATCGGACGCAGCGTTGCAGCCGACACACGGCGAGGACCGACGTAGCCGCCTTCCTCAGCAGCCGAGAGCAGCACTTCGCCGAGGCTCGTGGTCCGCTGGATCTTGCCAGCGGCTTCGAGGGTCTTGGCGTCGTACTGCTTCTCGACATTCGGCAGGCCGCCTTGGAGGGCGAACGCTGCCTCGATGACTTCGGGCGTGCGAGCGGTCGGCTGCGCCATGTGAACGGCAGGAGCCGCAGGACGCTCGTCGCGGGTGGCGATCAGCTTTTCCATCTGTTCGACTTTCTTCGTGAGAGACGCGATCACTTCGGTGTGATCGACTTCGGGCTTGGTCTCCACGGCGACGCTCGCCGTGACTTCCACCGGCGTCTCAACGACGTCGGCAGGCTTCTGGTTGGCGTCATCCGCCATGGGAACCTCCTCGGCAGCGTCTTCGGCTGCGATTGATACGGTCGTGGCCCCGTCAGCGCCGAGCGTCACAAACGACGTCTCTCGGAGTGCCGAAGCCTTGACCACTCGAACAGGCCCAACGTGAGCCTGACCGTTGACGGTTGTGACGCCTTCGGCGTCGATCTTTTGGTGCCGACGAACGTCAGCGCCCACGCTCGCCTGGAACTGGTAGCCGGCAGCGGCGAGCGCCATCACCTGGCGTGCGTTGTCGTTGTCAGCGAGGATCTCGCCTTCAACGATCAACTGCCCAGCTTCGATGAACGGGCGACCTTGCCCGAGGATCGAGCCAAGCGAGTAGTCGTGCCCAAGCACGACCGGCACAGTCGCCGGCATCTGCATCCCAGCCATGTCGATCACGACCGGCTCACGGCTCCAGCCCTGCCGGATCGGTGCGCCGGTGTAGGCGACGATGCGAAACTTCTTGCCAGCCGGTGCCGAATCGCCTTCGGCGGCTTGCAGGAACGTGACGCCAGAATCGAGCTTGATTGCGTTCATTGGTTTTCCTCTACGGGGTCTCCGTTCTCGTCAAGCTGCCCGCCGTAGTTCACTTCCGGCGTGAGATCGACCCAGAGTCCGAGTTCCTTCATCAACGCCACTTCGGCGGCGCGCTGACGCAGTTCGACATCCCACTGCTTGCCAGCCTTGGCGTATTCGCTCGCCAGCGTCGTCGTGTGCGTCCGCAGGCGTGTCTCGGCAGCGTTGGCTTCCTTGGACGGGTCAACGTGTTCCTTGCCGTCCCACTGCCACGACCATTCCCATTCAGAGAACGGCGGCAGACCGTCAGGCAGCACCCCAGCCAGCGCGGCTTCGTTCACCCAAGCGGCAAGCAGACGGTCGAGCATCACACGCTCAAGATCGTCACGCATGATTTTCTGCGTAGTCGCATAGACTTGGTGATCCATGCGACCGCTTGCGTAGTTGTACGACGACGAATCCAACGCAGCGATATTGAACGGCAGCTGCAAGCAGCGACCGATCTCGTTCAGAATCTCACGCTTGAACATCGCGTAAGTCGATGTCGGCTGCTCGGCCTTGAGTTGTTCGAACGTCCAGCCGTCTGGCAGCGTGACCATCGTCCGCTTCTCAATCGGCATCTCGGCGAACGCTTCGACCTCGTCCACTTCGGCGGCAGGCGAGTTCGTCCGCAGGAATCCAGCGAAGTCGGCAGCAGTCTCGGCGGCAGCACAGACCGCCTCGGTGTAGCGGCGAAGCTGTGCGAAGAGCTTCAGAGCCGGCGCCACCTCGGGAAGCCCGCGATGCTGGCCGGGCCGCAGAGGGCGGAACCAATGCACAATCTGCGCCGCCGGCACACGCTGGTACTCCAGAGCGTTGATCCTGAAGTTTGCGCCGGGGTGGTAGTTCAGCACCCGGTACGCAACGACGTTGCCGATTGCGTCAAACTCCAGACCATCGACGGTCGAGCCATCCGGCGAAACGCTTGGGCTCACCGGGTTGACCGGCTCGCTCACCATCTCTGCCTCGACCAGCCGCACGTCAAGCTGCACGCCAGGGAGGCGAGGGTTGGTGATCATCATGGCGAACGCTTCGCCGTCAACGACGAGAGCCTCACGCATCGTGCGGAGCTTGGCGGCTAGATCGACCTGCCACGTCCAGTTAAAAAACGCCTTCTCGGCAACACGGGCAGACTCGGAATCGTCAAGTAGTTGCAGCCGTGGCCCGGTGCCGACAAGGTCGTTAGCGAGTGTCGCCGACATCCCGGCGAGGTATGAGTTGCTGGTTCGCTCGTATCGAGCGCGGTTCCGCATCGTGCGCCGCTTCTCAGGAGACAGTGCGGTATCGGCAGCGAAGGCGTCAGCGTTTGCCCAGTGCCGGTAGTCGTCGCCACGCTCGGCAGCGTCGAACTTGGCACGGACACGCACCGGCACCGCCGCAGGCTGCGGTCTGTTGCCTCGCGTGAACAGGTTGCCCAGCAGTCCCACTAGATCGTCCCTGGAGGCGTGAGCTTGTTGAACCGCAGTCCACGCCGCGTGTTTGTGCCGGCACTCGCAGCCTTGGCAGACAAATACTTGTCCGCCTCAATCATTGAGGCGACATCCTGTGCCTCAACTTCGCCTGCGTCGGTACGGACCCGCTTGGGACCGGATGCCGTCTCGGCAATCTTTGCGCGTAGTTCGTCGCTCATGCGAGCAACGCTACGGGAAGCACCGCATGAGTCAGACCGGGTATGCCGTTAGACTTCGACCCACTCAGAGCCGCGCCGCTCAAAGAGCACGACGTCAGCCACGCCTAGCTTTCTGGCGATGTCTGCCGTGTACGGAGAGAACACTGCAAGCGGCTTGCCGGAAGTGATGACGCCCGACGAAAGCAGGAACGCAGTCAACGCCGTCGCCTTGCCTGTCTGCCGATAGCGTTCCTCGACGTACTGCTCAAGCGTCTGCATGCCACGCCAAACGTGCGAGCACGCCCAAGCCAGCATCGCACCATCAGCGTGCCAGACGGCGACCGGCGTGCAGCTGCTTGCGTCACCCTCAAGCACCTGGGCAACCTCAATCTGAAACTCGCTGCCCTGCTTCGTCAGCCGCGAGCGGATGGCGAGCATGTCACGGGGGTCAAGACCGTCGATGGTGGTGAGCGTGATCTGGTTCATTTGAGACGCTTTACCTGAATGATCTTTTTCCCGTTTGAATTCGTCGGGATTGTCACCTTTTTCCGCTGGCGTCCGCCCGCCTCGGTCGCCACTGGTTGCACGCCTGCAATCGACGCCGCCACAGCAGACCCAACAAGACAGTCCCACCAGTGATTCTCGCGCCGGTTGTCTAGCTTCCACTCGTCCACGACTCGCCCGCGTGCCTCGGTCCGCACCGGGTACTCGCTGGTCAGATGCTCCACCAGCATGTCATGCTCGCCAGCGTGGAGCGTGATAGCCTCTGGATCGCCCATCGCTAGACGAAGCCGAGCCGCCGAGAACGTCTTCCAGAAGTTCGTCTCGTAGACGCCGTATCGTTGATTCGTCGCCGTCTGCCTCATCACCCAGTTCAGACCTATCTTCTCGCCTCGCCCCTTCTTCTCAGTGAGCGAGCCGCCAGACGCACCGATGCCCTTGCCGTGAGACGGCAGCAGCATCGCCGCAAACGTGGACCGCCGGCAGAACGTCCGCACCGTCTCCGTAGACTGCCCCCAGTTGGCGTCTATGAGCACCTGACGCACACGCATTGGCACGTCGTCCTCACGTATCCAATCCTTGCCGAGAAGTATCTGCGTCAGCGACTCCAGGCCAGCGGATAACGCACCCTCGAACCCGGCACCCTTGGAGGTTAGTGCCAGCGTCTTCTTTGCGTTCTTCGCTTCAAAGAACGTACTGGCTTGGTCAGGGTATGTGCCGTAGGCCACGACGTGACCGCCGAACGACTCTCCCCACGAGGCGACGAGCCAATACAGCAACTTGTCCTGCACGTCGATGAACGCAGTGAGCGTCTGGTGCGACAGCGGCACAGCCCCACGAGGAAGCGTCAACGCACGAGCGGCGAGCGACCGCTTGTCTAGTTTCTCGGACGAGATGTCATCCGCCAGCGGTGCGTTCTGGTACTCCGCTTGGAACGCTGACTCTCCACGGTCAATCCGCAGATTCCATGCGTGCTGTATCGCCGTGAGTTCGTCGTCGTGCTTCCGCTCAGGCCACGCCACCCGAGAGCCTGCATCCATCGTCGCCTGATTGGCAGCGTAGAAGGCGTCGGCGGCTCCTGTGCCTTCACCGCTACGCTGCCCCTCTCGCCGCATCTCGGCGTACTGCCCCCACAGTTCATCAGCGGTTGGCCACTCGTAGACAAGCTTGCTGCGTTCGCCTTGCCACGACGGATGACGCATCCGGTCGAGCAGCCGGTCAGCCAGGTCGTCGGGACGGATGACCGTGATCGTCGCCAAGCCAGCGATCTTCTTGCCAGGACCGGACAGCCCAAGAATTGCACCGGAGAGGATGCGTTCACGGGTAGCCACCTGCGACGGCGACGCAGCCGACTCGTCGGTCTGCGGGTCGTCGATGAGACACAGGTCAGGACGGATGGTCTTGCCGTCCGGTCGAGTGTGACTGACGCCACGAATGCGGCCCGTGATGCCAGCGACACGCACAGCGGCACCAGCAGACGCAGCCTTGCCGATCCACGGCAGCGTCACCTTGTCTGCGGTCCAGCCCATGTGGGTAGGCTCGCCCTCGCACGTCTGACCACGCACCCGAGCCGTGATGCCTTCCAACGCACGCACCGGATAGCACGCAGCCGGGAAATCCTCGGCGAGAAGGTCGTTTTGCTCTAGGTGACTCTTGAGCGTGTCGAGCATCTGGCAGGCAATCGCCTGGTCAGAGCCAACGAGCATCACGAACGAGCGGTGTCCGTACAGGCACGCCCAGAGGCACGCCCAGATCGACAGTGTGGACTTGCCCGATCCGCGAGACATGGCGAACGCATACAACTCGCCACGCAGCACCGCAGACTCAATCTTGGCTATCGCTCGCAGGTGGTCGTCGGACCACGCCAGAGGGAACGACTCAGCGCCGTAGAGCTCGCAGAACTGGCGGAAAGACGACCGGCAAGCGTCGCGGCGTTTGGCATCCTTGACCGGCGGGATGCTGCCGATGTCTCGACCGGCGGCAGAGATGTTCCTAGACCACTGCCCGCCCTGAGCCTTCTGCCGCTCGTAGCTGCGTTTGGCTGCGTCTGTCTTTTTGGTGGCGCGGGCGTTCATTCAAGAGGCTGTACTTATGGCA